GTGTGCTTTCAGTTTCGAATACTTTATCAGCAGAAGTAGATCCCACTGATAAAAAATACACGGCATTCTTCTTTGCTGCCAGAAAAAATATTTTTTTGAATCGAATACTGTCTTTGTAGAGAATAGATTGGAGCGTACTACCGTTTACTGATAGAGGTACGTCGGCATGACCGTTTTTAATTGCTTGATGGCAAAACCTTATATCGGTTTCAGCAAGAAGAATTTTTTGAAGCTCATTCTTTAAACTAACAACAGGGCTTGAAACTACTTCGTGTAGCACACTATAATAAAGCGGAACTGAGGGGTTAATTAAACCCCCCGAATTCTCAACTTTAAAAACTACGCATCTGTAAGCCTCTGGGATATTAATTAAAGAATTTAAAGTGTCGTAGATATCTACGACCTTGGACAATTGGTCTTCGACGAAATCCCGTGCTGTTCTCCGCTTAAATAACTCCTTGATAAGAGATATAAGTTCGGGTAACAGTACTTTAAACATTATCCTTCGTAATCGTAGATAAGCTCACCGCAACGGGTTACGTCTTTGATCCAAAGACCGGCCGAACCTTGGCAGTAAACATCGTAGCCAGCTTTAAGGGCGCCAACTTGACCACCTTTAACAGGACCGTTAGGACCAACTGTACCTACAGTATAACCGTGTGAGTACGAATCTTTAACTTTCAACATAGCGATGTTGTTCTGACCGTCAGAAGTACCGAAGTCCATAAACGTCATACGCGCAGAGTCAACCGTCATGTCTGGGAACTGAGGGTGGAAACGTTTGCAGTACAGGGACGAATCGTACATTGGATTTTTGATAAGGTCTACAACAACACCTTCTGGTCCACGATAGCGAGTGAACTGCGCACCATAAGCAAGGTGTGGAGTTTCAACGTTAGAGGGGACGTCGCGGATGAAGTGAGAGTCAACAGTCAAGAAGCCGTTAGCTACAGAAGAAAGAGCATTGTGGAAAAGAATGGAACCGAGGGTACCAGTCATTGCCGTTACTTTACGGTTGGTTTCGTTCTCACGAGCATAGAAGATTGTCATCAGATAATCTTGGAGCAAGGAAACAGAAAGAGCACCAGAGTAGTATTGAATCCAGCTATCTTTAAGTTGTTCGCGAAGGCCGGGACCAGTTTTCTGCCAGTATTTATCAGGACCAGAGGTCGTAGATTTTTTACCGTAGGTAAGTTGAACCTCCATAGAACGATAGAACTCATCCCACATTTTGGCTTCAGCCATAGGAACGAATTTCGTAACTTTCTGAGAATTACCAGAGTAGTCGGTGTACATAAAGTCAACACCAAGACGACCTTGCTCGCGAAGCAATTTGTCGGTAACCGAGATAGATTGAGCAAAGTATCCAACCTGAGACTCGAGCAGGAAGGAGTTAGGATACTGCTGTGTGCCGAACCATTGGTTATATTCAGAAGGAACAGTTGTCCATACTTTGTTGAACTCGCGGCCTGGAGCGAGATACTTAGGGTCAAGGAATACTTGTGGGTTGTCAGTTTGGATACGAACAGTATAGATAGAACCTTGACCGTCAGTGATCGGACCTTCTACGATTTGGAGTGGGTATTCGTTATCTTCGGAGAACAGAACGTCTGGGTAGTGGTAGTAGTCCAGGTCTAATTTAATACGGAACGTTTGGTTGTTGATACCAGGAGTAGTGTTAGAAGACTCGAGGTTTTCAACGATACGGGCTGATTTCTCTTCGGCGCCTTGGAGGGACCAACGATACAGTTCGGTTGGAACTTCCATAGTACCCGTGCTTTTAGCACCGGTCATGCCCAACAAAGGCTTGCCCGTGAAGAAACGAGATTGGGAAGAATAGATTTTCATCAGTGTTCCTTCGAATACGTGCGGTTTACCGGATTCGTATGCTGCTCCTAAGTAATCGGAGTCTGCGAAGTTACCACCAAAGCCATCATATTGTTTAATTACAAAACTTGATTGTGGAGATGCCATAGTTTAGTCGAAGAAGCGATCAAGAGATTGATCTTGCGCCTCTTTAGTGCGGATGGTTGAGCCGTTTGTTGTTCTTGACTTAGGATCTGTCTTAGATTCAACTAGATCCCGAAAACCTTGTGTCTTTTTAGTTACACCTCGTCTTTCGAAACGATCCATTTTGAATCCTTGCTTTCTATCGTAGTCCAGTAGAATATCGGCTAGCTGAGCTTGATGCTCAGGGTTTTGGAGAATTGAATTAATATAGTAATTAAATTGAGTAACGTTCTGACCGTCTATTTGCATAGGATCAAAAAAGAACGATTTAATTTTTTG